CAGGTTCCGTCTGACTGAAACAATCTACATGAAACTTAAACATTATTACTTCGTAATAATGTGTTTCTTCATAATAACTTATATCAACAAACGAAGTGTATTAGTTTGAGCGATAGCGATAACTAATATCTACGAAGTAGATATTCACAATAAATAGATTGTATGATACAAAACTTAGATAAAAACTCTTTTCACGACTTATGTGATAATGCTCTTTGGATCATTATGGATCCGTGGAGTGATCAACAAAAATTATGGGATCTTTTTGGAACACCTAAAGAGTGTAGAACAGATATCCAAATAAACAAGTGGAATAAACTCTACGCAGATAGAATATATAATTTTTTGCCTAGAGTTAAAAATTGGTTAGTAATTGCTGATCTACATGTAGAACACAACGGAAACTTTTTTCCTATTGAGATTGATACGAGATTTAAACACTTAAGAATTATAGAACATGCTAAACTTGAAAGAAATGATATTAAAAAATATATACCCAAATGCAACAAGATTGTTTATACAGGATTTCATGAATCTTATTGTATAAAGCATAGACCATATGTAGGGCTAGAAAGAATCAATGTAGAAAACGATAATCTAAATGTTGAAACGTACATTGCACTAGAATTAGTTTGCGAAGTTCCATTTTGGGAAACCGATAAAAGGTTGCAAAAACAGCAAGCTAGAAGAGATAGTAAAAACAATAAATATATTAAAGTTTTGGATAGCTATAAATGAAAATAAATGAGATTATAGACGAAGCACCAAGTTCTAGGGTAGCTAATTTTACTAGAGGATTAGGTTCTAGAATGTTAAACCGTATAGGCGCCAAAGGAACAGCAAAAAAAATAGCAAGTAAAGCCGATGCTGCTGCTACTGCTAACAATCTCTTTAATAAATTTGTAAAAACATATTTAAAACCGTTAGGTAAAAAAGCAAAAGATGTTCAAGGCGAAGATGTTAAGGGTTTTTTTGATAAAATAGGTTATAAAACAAAAATACAAGTTCCGCAAGGTCCATTAGATAAAAAAACTTTAAATGCAATATTCAGTCAAGCTGGCGAAGAACGCACAGCTGGTCCGATCCCTGGCGCTAATTATAGCGAACCAAAACCTCAAATTAGATTTAAACCTAATCAACCTGTTCTATTTGTAAGCAAAAAAGGAAAACTTGTAAGTGCAACAGTTGTTGGTAAGAGTAAAGACGGCGATGATTCTAAAGTTAATATAAATTCTGGTAAACAAAACTATAACATTAGTAGAGAAAAATTATTAGATCCAAAAACTCAAAAACCATTTAAAACTTAGAAAAAAGGCAACCCGCTCTTCTTTGTAATTTCCATATTTTCTTTAATAATGTCAGCAATTAACATTCGATCTTCATAACTCAAACTAAATCCTTCATCAAGTGTAATACCGCCTCGCATGTACCAACATAGTTTCATGATTTCAGATTTTAATTGTTTCTGATCACCTTCTAGGACCTTTACTTCTTGTAGGATCTCTGGCACGGTCCAGGCTAGGACCCTTACCCGAAAAAATTTGATTGGTCGAACGTAATTGGAATACTCCATTCAGCAGGCGCACCTGCTGCAATATCTTCTTCTGAACTTTTTACTTTCATTGGCTCAATTGAAAACTTTGCTTTTTGTGCATCTAAATGCTCGGTAATAGTAGTGAAGAAATTTTTATCTGCATTGTCAACAAACTCTGCAATGTGTAAAGGATTAGTTACTGTATCATCTCCTACAGTGATTTCTATAATACTTTGTGTAAGAGTGTTTACTGTTAAATCAGTAAGTGTTTTAAAACTTTTATTGAATCTTTTTAATTTTTCTCCGTCTGAGATTTCTTCATCGTTTACTAATGCAAATATTCTTTGTTCTTCAAAAGTTTTTAAACTTGCTTCTGTAAATTCAGAGTAAGTTAAAGGACGGAGTCTAATTTTCATATCACCTAAGTCTAAATAATCATCATAAGATGATGTTACTAACTTGTTTAGAAGTTGTCTTAGGTCTACATTAAAAGCACGTTCTTCACCGATGTTTGGAATTTTTGTAGTCAATTCCATTTCTTCACCGTAAGTGGCAATTCTAATTGCAATTAAAATTGCATCTAAATCAACACTTGGTAATTTCCAAGCATCCTTAATATTAGGAACACAACTTTGGATAACGTCTACAGTAGATTGTCCGTTTAGCAATGCATCTGGAGTTTTCATAGCAAGTTCGTCTTTTGCTGTCATAGCTAAAACGGGATATTCACCATTTTCTGTAATCTCTAACGCACCTTCTGGATAGTATTTTCCTTTACTAGGTAGCGTGATATATACTTTAGGTTGTCTAAAGTACTTTCTTAATGGATTAGGATCCAGATTAATATTACCTGAATATTCACTAGGGTTAAATTCTGCCATGATGTTCTCCGTATAAATACATTATAAAAGTATGTATCTATTTTATTTATATACGCACTTAATTGGGAATTTAACTTTTGGCTGAAGAAGTAGAAATTAGTAATGTAGGCGGCGACGGCGTTGCTAGTGAAGTTACATTAGCAAAATTAACCGCGGCTATTGAAAACATGGCAAGAGCTTCCGGTGTTGATCCTAGATCAGCTGCGGCTAAAGCACAAGAGATGTATACTAAATCTCTTGGCGAAACAGATGACATTACTCATGACTACACAGACAGTCTAAAAAAACAAAACAAAGAAACAAAAACAGCAACTGAACGACTTAAAAAACTAGGAGATGCATCGCTCGATGCAGTAGGAAGCTTCTTAGGATCAGTTACAGGCGGATTAACAGGACTAGCTACAGAACTTGTTACTGGCGGTACAAGATTATCAGACTTTACACAACACATTCCTATTGTAGGCGGACTGTTAGGAGGTTTTGCAGGTTATATAGATAACACTGTAGATACTTTTAGAACTTTAAGTGCAACTGGCGCTGCATTTGGCAACGACATGTTGGAAACACAAAGATCAGCAGGACAACTAGGATTGTCATTAGACGAATTTGCTGGACTTATTAGTAATAACGCATCTAATTTATCAGCACTAGGAGGAAGTGTTACCCAAGGTGCTGAAAGATTCAAAAAAATGAATGACAACATTAAAAAGTCAGGAGATTTTAATGCACTCAAGAATATGGGTTTCACAGTTGAAGAAATCAACGAAGGAATGGGAGACTATATTGATCTGCAACGCAGATTAGGCACTTTAGAAGGAAAAAGCACACAAGAATTAGCAGCTGGCAGTGCAGATTATCTAAAACAAATCGATCTCCTTGCAAAAGTTACAGGCAAAACTAGAGAAGAAGCAGAAAAGGCTTTAAGAGAGCAAGCACAAGATGCAGCTATTAGAGGAATGATGGCACAGTTTGAAGAAGGATCTCAAGAACTTGCCAACTTTAGAACATCACTAGGAATTATAGACGAAGTAGGTGGCGCTGCAGGTACTGCTATGAAAGATCTTTTAGACGGAATGCCTAGTGGTCCTGAAACTGCACAATTTTTGAATATGATGGGCGATGCAGGACCAGCAGTACAAGAAGCTCTCAAACAAATAGGCGACGGAGCAGATCCCCAAGTTCTTTTAGATGCAATGAAAGCTGGCGGCGGCGAACTAGAAAAATTTGCAAATATGGATGCTGATGCAAGGGCTCAGTATATAGCAGCACTTAGAAATCAACAACCAGCAATGGCAGAGTTTTTAGACACTGCCACAAGAATGGTAGACATTGGAAACAGAGACTTAGATGCTGCAACCGCAGAACAAGATAAACGAAACAAAGTAACTGATGCATTTGCTACATTTGAAGATGCAATTCGCGAAGCAAGAGGAATCATTCAAGAGGCCTTTGTCAACAGCGGCATTTTTGAAGATGCAGCAGGGTATGTAAAAAGTTTTAGCGATGGTTTGAAAAAAATTATTGAGAATCCTGGATTTAAAAAAGGGATCAATGACATGTTTGCTAGTATCCAAACATTTATAGATGACTGGAATAACTTTGGATTTTCAACTGCATTGTTTGGAGATGAAGAAAAAGGTGTTAACGGCTTAATAAAAAATCTATTTGGAGCAGATGGCGCAATAGCTACTGCCCTTGGCGGTGCAGATTTTACAATTACTGATGGTATTAAAGCTGCTGCCAAAGGATTTGCTGACAGCATGTTTGATTTTGAAATACCTTGGGGAACATTATTTGTTGGCGGATTAGTTGGCATTGGTGCTGCTATTGCTGCTCCAGTTCTTGCAATACCTGCAGGTATTGCTGCTGCTATTACAGCAGTATTTGGAATTCAATTTATGAAAGACTTGTTGTCCGATGCGTGGGATGGATTAAAGGCAGCATTTACATGGACAGCCGAAACAGCGGGTTGGCTTGCAACAGGCGTAAGTGGATTGTTTAGCGAAGCTTGGACAAAAATAACAAACTTCTTTTCAATGGATACTGTCTACAAAATTTCAGATTTAACATCTGAAGCATGGAATACAGTAACAGGTTGGTTTGGGTTTGGTGAAGGGGAAGCAACATTTGCTATAAGCAAACTAGCAACAGATGCTTGGCAAACTGTTACAGGATTCTTTACGTTTGACACTTTCTATAAAATAGGTGATTTAGCTGAAACTGCTTGGACAACAGTTACTGATTTCTTTACTCTTGATAATTTGTATAAGATAGGTGATTTAGCTGATACTGCTTGGACAACTATTACAGGTTTCTTTACTCTTGATAATTTGTATAAGATAGGTGATTTAGCTGACACTGCTTGGGCAACAGTGACGGGTTGGTTTGGATTCACTACAGATTATAAAATAAGCGAACTTGCTGCCGAAGCTTGGCGAACTGTTACAGGATTCTTTAGTTTTGGAAGCGAAGAAGGAGGCACGTCTTTTAAAATAACTGATTTAGTTACAACTGCCTGGAGTACTATAACAGGCTTTTTCAGTTTAGAAAATTTTCAAATACCTAGTATAAGCAGTATGTTCCAAGGAATAATTGACAGTGTAAAAGGATTCTTTACATTTGATTTCGAAATGCCTAACTTTAAATCATACTTGCCAACATGGTTAGGGGGAGAAGGAAAAAGTTTATTTGGAGAGGGAACAGAAACTTCTGCATCTACAGATTCAGGACCAGTAATATCTGCTACTGACTTAGAAGCTGCTGCTGTAGCTAAAGATGCACTTGTCGAATCACAGACTGCTATAGGAGCATTTGCTAACATACAAGGACTGCAAGATAATTTAGATGCAATAAAAAATGGACTTGACACAGACAGTGTTATAGCGTATACTAATGCTATGAGAGACTTGGTTGAAGAATTACAAAATCTTAACGAAGAACTTAGCAGTTCTCAGAATAGCAGAGGCAGAGGTAGAACAACACAAAACGCTGCAAGCGTTATGGCGAATATGGAAACAGCAAGCGGACCAAATAATGATCAATTGTTAGGTACTATGAATTCCGTGCTTGCAGTATTAAGTGAAATTAGAGATATAGAACTTAGTGTGAAGAATAACACAAGAAACATAGCAGTAGGTAATATTGCCTCAGGTTCGGTAAGTGTATTACCGGGCTAATGGAGAAATAAATGAGTTGGAAAAAATACTTTACACCTGTGCCAACAGGTAATAATCAAAACGGTAGTTACAGTCCGTTTAGTGGAAAAAACAGCGGAAATATTGCAGGTCCTGCAAGATCTAATTATTCATCATATCTACCTGATGTGTACGTTGGTTCTCCTAATCGTGTTGAGCGTTATGGCCAATATAACACTATGGACTTAGATTCAGAAGTTAATGCAGCATTAGATATTCTAGCTGAATTCTGTACACAAAAGAACAAACAAAATAATACTCCATTTCTTATTGACTTTAAACAAAAAGCTACAAATTCAGAAGTAACTATTGTACAAAAATATTTACAGCAATGGTGTAAATTACAAAGTTTTGAAACAAAAATATTTAGAATACTTCGTAATGTTTTCAAAATGGGAGATCAATTCTTTTTACGTGATCCAGAAACAAAACGTTGGTTCCATGTTGATCCTGCTAATGTAACACGAATTATTGTAAATGAGTCAGAAGGCAAAATTCCTGAACAATACGTTATCAAGAATATTAATTTTAATTTCAAAGATGGCATAGCAACTACTCCTTACCAAACTAATGGTAATATCACAGGCGGTGGAGGTTCTCAGTATGAACCAACAGGAGGCGCCCGCGGGATGGTCGGCCAACCACAAAGTTCTATGAGCGGTAGCCGTTTTACAACTGATGATTCTGAAGTAACTGTCGGTGCAGAACATGTAGTACATTTAAGTTTAAGTGAAGGCTTAGACAACAACTATCCATTTGGTAACAGTCTATTAGAAACAATTTTTAAAGTATACAAGCAGAAAGAACTGCTTGAAGATGCGATTATCATCTATCGTGTCCAACGTGCGCCAGAGCGCAGAGTATTCTACGTTGATGTGGGCAACATGCCAAGTCACTTGGCAATGCAATTTGTAGAACGTGTTAAGACGGAAATCCATCAAAGAAGGATCCCATCGTCAACAGGGGGCGGTCAGAATGTCATAGACTCATCATACAATCCTCTATCAATCAACGAAGACTACTTCTTCCCGCAGACCGCAGAAGGTAGAGGCTCTAAAGTTGAAACGCTTCCGGGTGGCACTAACTTAGGAGAAATTGATGACCTTAGATACTTTACTAATAAGTTGGTACGCGGATTACGTATTCCAAGTTCGTACTTACCTACTGGAGCAGATGATTCAGCAGCACAATATAATGATGGCCGAGTGGGAACAGCATATATCCAGGAGTTACGCTTTAATACCTATTGTGAACGCTTGCAAGGTCTAGTAGCTGAAGAATTTAATCAAGAATTTAAGAGATATTTACTTGAGAAGGGTATGAATGTAGATGTTGCAATGTTTGATCTTAAATTTCAACCTCCACAAAACTTTGCTGCATACAGACAAAGTGAAATTGATAATGCTCGTGTACCAACATATACACAAATGGCAGCAATTCCTTATATGTCAAACCGCTTCGCAATGAAAAGATTCTTAGGTATGACCGACGAGGAAATTGCTGAAAACGAACGTTTATGGAGAGAAGAGAATGACGAATCCTTAACTGCATTGCCAGGATCTAGTGATGCTGAACTTAGAGATGCAGGAATAAGCGGAGCAGGAATCTCGTCAGACATGGATAATATAGAAGACGAAACTTTAGACGATACTCCTACAGAAGACGGCGGTACAGACGGCGGACCACAATCGGCTACAGATGCAGATTTAGGTTCTCAAGCAAATACAGAACAAACTTTATAAATACTGTTATGATACTACGTGAACTTTTTTACTTCGATAATTTAACAGCAGATGCCGTAGACGACAAACGCTACGAAGAAGATTCTGATGAATCAATTATGCAGAAAAAAGATACTCGTAAAACAAGACTAAAATTAAATCAAATAAACAGAATCCGCAAAGCATCTGAACTACATACAGAAAAGAAACAAGAAGATTTACACTTGATTAGACAAATGTATGGTATTGCTGCACAGGCAGCAGGAGAAGCTGGCGGACTTTAATTTGAATAAAACAGCCTTTGTTATAGGAAACGGTACTAGTAGGCGTACTATTTCTTTATCCGATTTAAGCGAAAAAGGAATTACTTACGGTTGCAATGCAATCTACAGAGAGTTTTCTCCTGACTATCTAATAGCAGTTGATGTTAAAATGGTAGTTGAAATTAATAAATCAAGATACCAACACCACAATCAAGTTTGGACTAATCCTAACAAAGCTTATAGCCAATTCAACGGATTTAACTTTTTTAATCCATCAAAGGGATGGAGCAGTGGCCCTACTGCACTTTTATTAGCAAGTGATCATAGATACGATCAAATATATATTTTAGGATTTGATTATATAGGCATTAACGATAAAATTAACAACATGTATGCTGACACTCCTAATTATAAAAAAAGTACAGATAAAGCTACCTATTATAACAATTGGTTAAAGCAAACACACGCAGTTATTTCAAAGAATTCAAATACTAAATACGTCAGAGTAATAGATAATGAGTTACTTTTTACTCCTAAAGAATTAAGTAAATTGGATAATTTAACGCATATAACAGTAGAAAAATTTAAAGAAATCTTTAATTTAGATGAAAAATAATTTTTTTATGTCGTTTTGAGCCTATTTTCATAGGTTTTTTTACATCTCGGTTAAATATTATATGACAGCCCCACACCTTTGGTGTGAATACAATTTATAGGAGTTTAAAAATGTCAGATACAAATAAATTTGAGAAAATGCTTGAACTTCTTGTCAATGAAGACAAAGAAGCAGCACAAGAATTATTTCATGAGATTGTAGTTGAAAAATCTCGTGATATTTATGAATCACTACTAGAAGATGAAACAGATGTAGACGAAACAGCTGACGAAGAAGTAGATGAGTCAGATGATGATCTAGATGAGTCAGATGATGATCTAGATGAAGCTACTGATGAAGAAGTAGACGAGTCAGACGAAGAAGTAGACGAAAACTTTGACCTAGACGAATTTGAAGTTGAAGCTGACGACGACATGGGCGGTGATC